TGATTGATGGTGAGGAAGATGCTACGATTGAGGGAGAGGATGGACAGTTTGAAGGGCGTACTATACGTGGAAAACGCACTGGCACAGGACCATTTAAAAATTCTAGACAACGTGGAATAAGTAAAAGTGTTGGTAAAAGAAAGTTAGCTGGGGAGAAATGTCCAATAGTAACAAAGAAAAAGAAAGTAGTAAAAGAAGATATTGAATCAGGAGAAGTGGCGGAAGGAGAAGAGGATACTTCTGAAATAATGTCTGAAAATGATAAATGTAGGGTGATTAAGTTAAATAGCCCTAAAGATATGCCTAAATATGCAGAAGGTTCTAATTGGTTCTCATCTTCTGGTCAACCAGGAGATATAAGTTATTGTAAGAAGTATATGGAAAATGGTTGGGGATTTTATATTATTCAAGATAAAAATGAACAACCTTTGTATATTATAGGTATTGAACCTACTGGAAAAAGAAAAGTGTTTGATGCTAAGGATAATTTTGTTTCAATACAAGAAGTTCCTAAAATAATGCAGGATTTGGGCGTAAATTGGGAATATAATGACAATGATGGTGATGCTGGTGAAGAACCTGTTGAAGAACCTGTTGAAACAGAAGTAGTTGAAACAAAGAAAGAAGATAAGGAAAAGGCAGAAACAGAAGCATCAGATAAGGCATCAGCTAAAAAAGAATTGAAATCTATTTTAAGAAAGATTCATACTGCAACTACTGTTGATGCTGTTGAAACTGCTTTGGATAGGTTGGCTAAACATGGGGTTCTTAAAGATACTGATGCATCAAGGTTGACATTGGTTAAGGATGAAGCTGCACGTAAGATTAAGAAGTTAGAGGCCGGTAATAAGGAAGAAACTCCTGAATCTAAAACTGATGAAGTTATGGAGTCAATCCTCATATAAAAATGGAAATGAGAGAGTTGTTAGAACAAGTTATGGCAGACCATAAGAGGTTAGATGAGTTTAACTTTAAGAAGGGTATGGCAACTGCGGCTGCATTAGGTGTATTGGCTAACCCCGCTATGGCAAAAGGGCTGTACGTCGATCCTGGGCATGGTGGTAAAGATCCTGGTGCAGTTCATCAAGAGTATCATGAGAAAGATATTAACTTGCAGGTAGCAAATAAACTAGCATCTCATTTTAAAGATGTAAAAGTCTCAAGAGATGGTGATACATTTATATCATTAAGTAATCGTGCAAAAGGAGCTAATGAGAAAGATGCCGATGTATTTGTTAGTATCCATGTTAACTCTTCAGATAAGGCACCGACTACAAATGGATCTGAAGTTTGGTATTACACAGGCAGTGAAAAAGGAAAAACTTTAGCTAATGATATTGCTACAGCACTAGGATCAGAAAGAGGTGTTAAAGATACAACTAAATTTAGTGTATTAAAAAATACAAAGATGCCTGCTGTATTAATTGAGTTAGGATTTATCAATGATGAAACAGATAGAAAAAATTTATTATCTGATAAATGGCAGAATGATGTGGCTCAAAAGATTGCAAATGCTATTAAAAATTTATACAGCGGTGTAAAATAGTACCAGACATGCAGAGTATAGGACAAAAAGGGAGACTAAAGCATGGCAATAGATGAGGTAAAAAAAGGTAATGGTAATGGTTCTAAACAGTTAGTTGAGTGGTTTAGAATAATAACCCCAGTTTTAGTTATGGTTAGCATAGCTATATTGGGTGGGATTAGTTTTCAACTTAGAGCTTTAGATGGTAAAGTGTTTACTCATTTAACAAATCATGAAATACATGTTCCTAGAGAACAAATGGTGCTTAGTGGTGAGTTTACAATGCAGAGTAAGTTTTCAAATGAAAAGTATGATAAGTTGGTAGAACAAATGAAAATGTTTAGAGAAGAGATGAAAACAGATATGCGGGAAGCTATAGCACTTATGAGGACATATAAATAATGTCAAAAATAATTCCAAGGGGAGTTGTTAATGTGATGAGAACATTTAATGATCTTGCAATAGATCTATATGGTATTACTTGTACCATATATGTTCCCACTAATTTAACAGCCTTGGAGCCAGATGATATCTATACTTCACCGGCAGATATTACATATAAAGGACACTACAACCAGCTAGTATGGATAGAATGGTATGCTAAAGATTTATATAGGTTAAGAAAATTAGGAATATTTTCAGAACATGAGGCACCTATTACAGCATGGTTTAAACTTATGCCAGAAGTAACAATAGGAAGTTACTTTAAAATAGAGTCTAGATTTATTCCTGAAAAATATGATACAGATGAATTTGAAATTGTAGATGTTGTCTTAAAAAATACATATGATAATGAGATTTATAGAAGATATAAAATAGCACCAAGGAGGGCAAAGTAATGGTAACAAAGGTAAGAAAGCTAAAAAATATCTCTGGTTCACAAGTGCCTGTTCAAATAAGTGATTCTACTACTATTTATTTAGGACAAGGTGAGGAATTAGAAGATAAGGATGTGCATAATTTGGAAGAAATAAAGGGATTTGTTAAAGTAGAACAAGATTTATCGGAGGTACCCAAGATAAATGAAAGAAAAAGATTACTCTTCGATTAGACGGGAAGCAGAGAAAATGAGCCTTGAATTAGAGAGGTTTCAGGCACTTTCTATGCAGCTTATTGCTGGTAAAATATTGGCCGATTATATTGATGCCAATAAAAATTGTACAGGTGAACCGGAATATTTTTTTGAAGAATGGTTAAAAATACATATAATTAAACCAGATAGTGACTTCAAGGAAAGAGCTTGGAAAGCTTTTATGAAAAATCTGGTGGGATATAGGGGGTTTGAAAAGTTTCAATGAGTACTACATCTTTTATACAGATTATGGATGCAGGAATGAAAACTGTTGTGTTTGATAAGTTTAGTAGTTATTTAAATTTATCAGATTCTAACAATGATTTAGTTTTTTATCCTAAAGAAATTGCCCAAAGAAAAATTGCTGAAAAGCGGGGTGAAGGCACTGTTGAATTTATAAGTGTTTGGAGGGATAGTCTTGAGTTTGATTGGAGAAGGCAAAGATCCAGTCTTGCTAGGAGTGGGATGAGATTGCAATATGTGGATAGTTTAACAAAGACACAGGTTGTTACTGTTAAAGCAGTTCCAGCAACCATTGGGTACAAATTTTATTTATGGAGCAGAGATCTTGATTCTATAATGAAGGCTGTTGAGACATATTTATTTTGGGTACATAGTTTTCCAAATATGGTTCTTTATTATAACGGATTATATGAGATGGATATGTATATGAAATTTGGCCAAGTAACTGATGTAACAGATTACAATGTATATCAGAAAGGTTTGTATTTTGTATATGAATTTCCGATTAATTTAGAGGGATGGGTGTTGACGTCAATAAATGCAAAAACAGTGCTAAAAATAATTCTTGATTTGTATATTAGGGAAGGAACAAGCCCCAATTTCCGAGATACACTTATTGATGAATATATTATTGAGACAACATCTTGACTTTAATTGAAATATATGGAAAAGAATTTAAACAGAAATATTAATTAAATAAGGAGGAAATACTATGGCGTTTTACCTATCACCAGGAGTTTACACAAGGGAGTTAAATTTAAGCAATATAGTGCCAACTATTGCCACGACTACTGCAGCTATTGTAGGATATTCTGCAAAGGGGGATGCTTCAGAAATGAGGTTGATAACTAATTCCCAGCAATTTATATCTGAATATGGTGAACCAGTATTGGGTGAGAAGTTTCATTATTCTGCATTAGCATTTTTAGAAACTGGAAATCAGTTATGGTGCTACAGAATACAAAATACTGCCTTGTATGGCGGTGTAAAGATTAAAGAAAGTGATAGTGTCGATACAAATGCTGCTATTGATAGTGGTGTTACATCAGCAGATTTTGTTGATGTATCTGGTGAAGATAACATTTTTGATATTTATGGTTGTAACCCAGGAGTTTGGAACAACAGTTTAGGTGTTAGAATTACAAGAACAACTGTTAATGATGCACTTTATGTGTTTGTAATTGATGTGTATCTACTTGATAGTACTGGTACTTACAACAAAGAAGAATCTTGGACAGTTTCTAGAAAAACTCAGACAGATGGGTATGGTAGACAACAGTATTTAGAAACAGTTATAAATGGGTTTAGTGATTATATTAAAGTTGCAGATAACACTACTGTGGCAGATACTGTATTACCATTAGCACAGGGTACTACACTTGCTTTTGCTGAAGGTTCTGTTGGTTCTGCTGTAACTGATGCTGAGTACATAACTGGATGGGATCTATTCCTTAATCCAGATGAAGTTGATGTTCGTCTCTTGATAGAAGATGGGTATCAATCAGTAGCTGTTCAAACAAACTTAAAAACAATTGCGGAAACTAGGAAAGATTGTATGGTTATTTTGAACATGGACCCAGCACAAACAACTTCTGCGGCCTCAATGATTTCTTGGAGAAATGATACACAGAATCTTAATTCAAGTTATGTGGCTCTATATACTCCTATGGTTCAGATATATGATCAATATAATTCAACATTAGTTCCTATTGCAGGATCTGGTTATATTGCCGCTCAATATGCCTATACTGATTATATTAGGAATGTATGGAATGCTCCTGCTGGTTTAAATAGGGGTCTTTTGAATGTTCTTAGTATTTGTGATCAGAATGGTACAAGATTATCATTTACTCAAGGTGAGAGAGATCTATTGTATGCTGCTGGAATTAACCCTCTACAAATATTCCCAGGATCTGGTAATGTTATTTGGGGTCAGAAAACTGAGACGACAACTGCATCTGCACTTGATAGAGTAAATGTTAGAAGGCTACTTATCATTATTGAGAAAGCAATGGCAATATCATTGAGATCCTTCTTGTTTGAATCTAATGATGAAAATACAAGATTCAGAATTACTGCAATGTTAGAATCATATTTAGATACATTGGCAGGTGGAGGTGCTTTCCAAACAACAACAACAGATACAAAGGGTTATTCAGTAGTGTGTGATGAAGGAAATAATACACCAGATACTATTGATAGAAATGAACTTCATGTTGATGTGTTTGTTAAACCTATACGAGTAGCAGAGTTTATTCAGCTTCAAGTTATTGTTACTACAACTGGTGCTTCATTTGAAGAGTTAGTGGCAAAAGGATTTAATCTATAATTGAATTATAATTTAACATAAGGAGGAATAAAGATGCCAAATATGGGTATTGATTCATTGAAAACTAATTTAACAAATCCGGCAAGAACTTTCCTGTGGGAAGTACTTGTTCCTGTGCCAATTGGGGATGGGGAGTCTTTAACGTATACTTTGAGGGCACAATCTACTGAAATACCTAGTAGGGGTAACACTCCGATAAATATACCTTTTAAACAGACTGCCGGAGTTGTTGTGGCAGGTAAACTTGAGTATGATCACACTTGGTCAGTAACATTTATCGAGGGTGAGGATAGAAAAGTATTTGATGCAATTCAATCTTGGCAGCAAGATATTGTAGATAATGTAACAGGAATGGGTCTCGGTGATCCACTATACAAATCCGATATATACTTAACTAGTATCACCACAGCAGGTAGTGTGTTTATGAAAATTAAGTTAAGAGGTGCTTGGATACAGAAAGTTGATAAAGTATCTTTAAGTTATGATGCCGGTGATGGTACAGTTAAATATCCTGTAACTTTTGGGTTTGATAGCTGGACTGAGGAATCATAAGGATAGATTAATGGCAAGATTGCCTATTATAGGACAATTTATAAGTCAGCCTACTGCACATTTATTTAGTAAGGTACGTTTCCAGAGAAATTATCTCTGGGACGTGGCCTTACCAGATATTGGGGCGGATTTATCAGGTTTAGGTGGGTTAGCTGTTGGAGAACTTATTCAATCAGTTCAATTTGGTGATTATAACGTAGAGAATCCTGCAACTATGAGAATTGGTGCATTTCAAACTTGGTTTGCAAGTTTATTAACTGTTAGACGAGTTCAGATGACATTTCTTAAAACTATGCCGGATATAGTATCAGCATATTTTAATGCTTGGAAGAACTTAATGGTTGATAAACAAGGGTTGTTTCATCCGAAAGATGATTATCAACAGACAGTTATTATAAGATTTTTAGATGCAACTGGGGTAGCATTTGGGAAATATAAATTAATTGGATGTTTCCCAGTTACTTTTCCTAAATATACAAACTTAAGTTACGAAGAAAACTCTATAACAAAGGTTGTTATTGAATTTCAGGTGGATAAAATTGAATATTCTTGGATCTAGTATGGATGAATTTAAAAAACTATTAATTCATGTTACGGAGAAAACAAACACAACTCCACATCAAGAAGAAATCAAAGATTTTTATGGGAAAATCATTGCTAGAATAGATTACAAAAGTAATGGTGATCAAGAATTAAAAGATTACAAGGGACTTATTTTGGGCAGATTTTTGGCAAAACGTAATATTACCCAAAATTATAGTGGAACAATTTTGAGTCAAGGAAACACATTAACACAACTGATAAGGTAAAGTTAATGAAAACCTCTCAACAAAAGAAAAGGAGAGAACAATGGCAGAGTACAATTATTTTCCAATAAATTTACCCTCGAAGTGTTTAATGTATGAGGGGGTAGATCCTGCAACAATTCAAATCAGAACTTTAAAAGGTGAGGATGAAAAGATTATGTCCGAAATTAGTTCTGAAAATTTCGATAAGAAATATAACATAATTCTTTCTAGGGTTTTAAAAGGAATTGATCCTCTACAATTAACTCTTGGTGATCGATTCTATTTAGTATTATGGGAAACCATAAACTCATATTCTAAAGATTTTCCAGTAGAATTTGAATGTGGAAATTGCTGGAAGAAGTCAAAATTTAATGTAGATCTTTCTCAATTAGAATCTATTGAATTAGATGAAAATTATAAAGAACCATGCGAGATTACATTACCAAA